AAACATGATGTATATATAACGCCTTAGCCCTATATTACGTTGACAAAAGTGACGGAATCTCTAGGGCTTTTGGGGTCTCCGCCTAACTACAAGGCCTTTCACCTTGGCAACCTGCTACGCAAGTTTACCCCTAGAGATATTTACTTTTTCTTTTTTAAAACTCGTTTAGCAGTAGCCTTAACAGACCTTGGATGATGGGCTCGAAATTTAGCCATTATCGTTTCTTCTTGGCAGCTCGTTTGGCTGCTCGTTCTACTGGTGTTGGGTTTTTACGTGACATAATTTTTCCTTATTAAAAATAATATACTGTATTTAATTGATTCTACTGTAGTTCAGTACCGTACCGGAACCGTACATGCCTTCAGCAAGCATTTTACATTCCCAATCGTTGTTAGCATTAACTATGACGTCGGCAGTCTGATACTGATTAAGTCTAACCCAAACACGATATTGATACATGATTAACTCCGTTGAATATTTTGAGCCTGTTTACCATTTGGACCATCTGTAACTTCAAATTGGACATGTTCGTCTGTTTTCAAAGTTCTATAGCCCTCCATTTGAATTTGGCTAAAATGTGCAAACACATCGTCACCACCTTCGTCTGGTATAATAAATCCAAAACCTTTGGAATTATTAAACCATTTTACTTTACCCTGTTGCATTACTGCTTCCTCTTGTTACTATTATACTGGATTTTTACCAGTTTGTCAACCATTATGTTTTACTTGGGCGCCAGCAACTTACCCAATTTGCGTTATTAGCGCCTGTTCCGTTTGGATAAGATTTGGTTATATCGCCATCGTCTGGGTTGTTTTTGCCACCGCTAGGAGTTTGGTTTCCCCCTACAAATGTATATTTTCCATTTTGAGCAGTATAAACAAAGTTAACGTGTCTATAACTCCAAAATGCAATATCGCCGGGCTGGGCTTGATCTTTGGGAACTTGTGTAGCGTTCCATTTCCCTGGACTGGTTGTAATTGCGGCCGCTGACGCAGTTTGGAAATATCGATATCCGCAACTCTTTAATCCAAAATTAATAAATCCCATGCACCATGCTGTTTGGTCTGTGGTCCAAGGACTGCTTTTTGGATATCCTAAATTCTGCCAAATGCCCGTGATTGTGGGATTACTAGGTTTACCGCCTTGTCCTGTTTCACGCCACTTACCTGCGCCAGCCTCATCAAGACATTTTGACAAGAATGGTACAAGACTAGAAAACGTAGTATCTGTTGATATTGTTGATACTGCCGCAGTAGCAGTAGTAGCATCATCAATTGTACCAGCATAGTTGGCCTTAACTCCGTCTGCAGCCGCTGCCGCATTAAAAAATTGATTAGGTTCCCCAGACTGAGCAGCAACATAGGTATTAACCTGCGCTGTTACTTGTTCTACTACTACAGGATCTAACTCTACAGATACAGATACGCTAATCCCACCAAAGGTTCCGCTACCCCCAGGTGATTGCCAAAGAGCAATTGGGACGTTATTAGCGTAGACGTTACCGCTGTGATATACATCAGCAACGTGTACAACTCCGTGATTATTTCCCCCTGGTATATATGGCATACTCCAATCTCCTAATACTGTATTTAACGAAGGGCAATGCCAGTAGTTCCTTCGGTATATTGTGTAGCAGCTTCGCCTTTGCTTTCTACAACAAAGAATGTATTAGCTTTGCTTATAGTGATAGAACCATCTTTGCCCAGAAAAACCCATGGGATCATTCCCAGGCCCTGTCCATTCATGGTTAAGGCCAGCGGCCGATTAATAGTGATAGTTTCGTTGTCTTCTTTTTCAAATTTAGCAATGATTTCGTCACCGTTGATTAACTTGATACTTACTACATCTCCTGATGAGAATCCTTTATTGATTAACATATTATTCCTCGTTTTCTTCTTTAGGTAATTGACACAAAGCTTCGAGCGTTTTGTAATGCTCGTAGGCTTTTTTAAGAGCTGCAAAGTGCTCTAGTTTTGCAGGGTCAGGTTGAAGTATGGCAAGACGGTTTGAAATGGTTTCCATGAACTCTGAGATATTCCGGCCGTTTATCATAACCTTGCCTTCAAACTCTGCGTCACCTGATACTTTTAAACCCGGAGTTGACGAACTACTGCTTATATTCCAATTTGTGTTGCTCCAGCTAGTGCCATTCAAGCCGCTGGTTAGAAAGCTACCAGAGCTACCGACTGCACCATAGTTACTACCGCTACCGTTACTAATAGTAATACTAGATGGTATTGTACTATAGGAGTAATTGTATGAGTTCATACTGCTAGTATCTATAGTAACACTGTCGTAATCTATACCACTAGATAGATCAATGGTGCTTTCATCTGCAATAGGCTCATCCATTTAAATGCGCCTTTAGTTCAGTGAACCCTCCGATGAGCTGGTCATCGATAAAGATTTGTGGTACTGTACGGGCTGTAGGCACAGCCTCTAACAATTCTTCTTTAGAATATCCATCACCAATTTTCTTTTCTTGAAATGAGATACCCCGTTGTTTTAATAATGCCTTTGCCTGATCGCAAAATGGGCAGTGGTACTTCGACCACACAATTGCTTTAGTCATTTAACTTCCTTATAAATCTGGTAATTCTTCGTAGCTAACTGAATCACTCATAACACCAATAACATAATTGGTGCTTTCGTTTTCTTGTAATGCAGTTTGTTTTTTATTAATGTTAACGTGTTTGTTGAACCAAGGGATAGGACTCATCTTTGGATGATCTTCAAGATACTTGATACCAATTTCTTTTAATCTTGTAAATGCAGTATAGTCAACAAAGTCTTTTAATATGCTGGCATTCAATCCAATGACCACACCCTTCTTAAACAGGTATTCAGCCCAGGCCTTTTCTTCCTGAATAACTTCCATATACATAGCGTATACTTCTGCTTCACATTCTTTTTCAATTTCAATAAATTCTGGATCGTCTTTGGGTACATTGTTGATCAACCAACCAGTCCACTCTGCGTGAAGTAGTTCGTCTTGTAGAATCAAACTAATGATGTTACCATTACCAATGTAAATCTTATTCTCTACCATTGCTAGGCTAGTGGCAAAGCTCACCATGAAGCGTAAAGCCTCCAATGCGTAACTTGCGTGTAGTGCCATCCATATGGCTCGCTTGTGAGTATGGAGTCCAACATCTTCACCCAACTCTTTACGGCTGTTAAGAATATGAAGGTCTTCATAGTAACGACCAACACTAGCAGCCATACCAGCAATTTCAGCCGTGTCGTGAATCTTGTTAAACTCATCTTTAGGTACTCCGTAGACGTTACGAATAATGTGACTATAGCTCTTGCTGTGAATACTTGTTTCGAAGAAACTCCAGGTAAGTGTCAGTGCTTCGAGTTCTGGGATTGAACAAACTGGGCCGAACACTTGAAAAGGAGCCCGACCCTGGATAGAATCTAATGCAGTTTGCCTTAGCAAGTTACTGGTAAAGATATGTTTAACAGCATCACTGGCTTCTTTGTGATCCATCTTGTCTTTGGTAAGACTAATTTCCTCTGGTACCCAGAAGAAGCCACGAGCAAGTTCTTCGTACTTCTGTAGTTTAGGATATTTAACTTCCTCAAAGCGTTGTACTGTTACAGGCCCAGCAGGGTCTAGGAACATTGTACGCTTAAGGTAATTTGTTTGTTTTGAAAAATCGTATTGTGCTTTTGACATAGATATTAATAAGTGTTCATTACTGACCAGTTCTCTAATTCTTCAGACCACTCATATACTTTTCCATCTGTCGGATAAGGTACACCCGGTTCCCAACCACAGATTGTTTCATTAAAGGTCCAACCATTAGGATGCACTTGTGCCATTGTATATTCAATTAGTTTGGCTCGTTCTTCTGCACTGAATGGTAATTCTGTATACGCATCTCTAACAATATCATCATCACCTAGTTGATATGAAACCTGTATGTAAGCATATGGTCCAGGTACCGGCGCATTTACACGTTCGAACACTTTTAATGTATCTGGAAGATTAGTTGGATCAAAAGTAGGATCTACCTGCTTTAGATTATCTTCAAGCATTGGATGATCTACAATTTGTTCATCAATATATTTTATATATAATTTCATTTTATTTCCTTTATAATTTAATACTTACCACTTGCAAGTACTATTTTGCAAATGTGTTCTAATCGTTCAATATGCTCAAAAGCACGCCATGGACTTGTATCAATGGCAACTACTCCGTGTCCTTTAATACCTACAATGTCAAAATTAATTGTACCATCTTTTCGAAGCCACAGATTTTCATGACAACGATCAGCAAGCTCTTGACTAATAGGCGGCACATCTCCTACGTTCTTAGCTACTTTTGTATAGCGATTTAATTCTGGGAACTCTACACTAACTGTGCTTAGATCAATGCCGGCATGCATGGCCGCAATACAGTAAGTAGGATGAACGTGTACAACTACACGAACGTCATTACTATGCTGTCCCATTGCTCGTTGCAAACCAAAATGCAATGGAATTTCTCCACTGGGCTTTAGTTTTTCGCTAATATCAGTATAGGGCAGTTCAGTCCAGTTATACCGATTAACTGGTTGATGCAATATGCCAATCTTTTTAAACTGATCCGGCTGTAGTGTTTGCTTACGTACACCACTAGGTGTGATGTAAAAGTGATCACGGTCGTGATGACGGATACTTACATTGCCATCACGGCTAGTAATCCAATTGCGTTTATACGCATCTAACATCACATCACAAATTGTTTCTAACACTTATTCATGTCCTTTGTGAATTAATTGATTAACCATATTAAGATCAAATTCTAGTTTAGAAATGTTGTCTCTTAACTGTTGATATTCGTCGTCGTGTCCTTTGCTGTCGTGTAATACAATATCTAAATACATTGTTGAAGCACGTTCATGTGCTGTTTTGATATCGCGTTCTAACAATACTCTTCTATCTTTTAACATATTGATTCCTTATAACTTACATGCTTCGCAGTCGTCGTCTAATGTTTCGTAGACTGTTACTGGAGACAATGTAATAGCACTACTTGTATTTGTCATGTCGGCCTTGGCGCCAACCTTATTAATTAAACTATAGTATATAGTCTTTAGTCCCCATCTGTAGGCCAACATCAAGTTTTTGGCAATTAGGGTTGCAGGAACTTTTCCACCTGAGTAGTTAGCAGGGTTATAGAATGTATTAGTTGACAGACTCTGATCAATGTAAACAGCCAATACCGCACTAGTTTTCAAATAGTCAACACAATCTTTCTGATCCCACATTAACTGATAACGGTTTTTTAGTCTCTTGTATTCTGGTACTACCTGTACAAACGATCCAGCCTTTGATTCCTTGACAGAAATCATTTCCATGGGCATTTCAATTCCGTTAGTACTATTTAATACAACTGAACTAGACTCAACTGGTGCCACAGCCATTAACGTAGCGTTGCGAATACCGTACTTCTTCATACGTTCACGTAACGGTTCCCAATCCATACTAGGGGTAAAGTCTGTTAATTCGTTGACACCTTCTTTACGGCGCTCCCAAGGAAATACTCCCTTACCGTAGTAGGTGTACTGACTACGTCCGCATGGGCCCCGTTCTTGGGCAAGCTCGACACTGGCTTCAGTAAGGTAGTAGGCCTGATGTTCCATCCAACGCTTAACTTCTGCTAATGCTTCAGGAGTTCCATATTTGAAACTCTTACGAGCATGCCAGTAAGCAAGATTAGTAATGCCGACTCCCAACGGTTCAAAATCTGTATTGGCCAATTTACTTTGTATACTTAGGAAGTCTTGATAATTCAATAAGTTACTTAAACTACGTACTAGTACACGACAGCATTTACGCATCTCCTGTGGGTTGCGGAATGCACCCCAGTTTATCGATCCAAGTGTGCAAAGAGCAATGCGCCCCTCAGTGTCTTCAATTCTTTGGAAAGGACGGGTGGGTAAAAGTATCTCTTGGCATAGATTTGATTGATATATTGGGTCAAGCTTCGTATCAAAAGGACCCTGGTTGATAACGTTGTCAATGTTGACAAGATATATTCGCCCAGTATCAGTGCGCTCTTTAAGTATTCCATTTTTGAATATCTCATCTGCCGATACAACTTTCTTTTTCTTTGTCTTGTCCTGCTCATATTTTAAATATAGGGTTTCAAATTCTTTGCTATCTCTGTAGTAGGCTTCGTATAGGTCTGGAACTTCTGCCGGATCAAACAAACTCATTGTTTCACCGTTCTTATATCGATTCCAGAACATGGCATTAACTACTACACTATAATCCATTTGGCGTACACGAGTTTCATCTGTTCCTTGATTATTCTTAAGTACAATCAGATCTTCAAATTGAGCATGCCACACTGGGAACGTAACCGTACAGCTGGCGTTGCGTATGCCGCCTTGACTGCATGATCTTAAATCAGCAAACCATTTCTTTAGGAAGGGTACCATACCCGTATGTTTGATCTCACCGTTGCGTATTGGGGCACCTAACGGTCTAATTCTGCCTATTTCGAGACCAATTCCTGCTCGTTTTGAGGCATATTTGGCCATCATTTCCCCGGCCGCGAAAATACTGTCCAAAGTATCATCCGAACTAATGAGAACGCAAGAACTAAATTGTTTTGTAGTTGTTCCAAGCCCTGCCAAAACTGGCGTAGCCAACGTGAAATGACCGTCACTAGCACATTCATAATATTCCTTTACAAGTTTTAATCTAGTTTCTTTTGATTCGTTGTGAAACGCTGTAGCGGCAGCAATAGCATATCGTACTTGTGGAGTTTCAAAAATCTGTCCTGTGGCACGATTTTGTACAAGATACTTTTCGCATAGTTGAGCAATGGCTGCAAATGTATATGTTTCATCCTTGTCATGGTCAATGAATAGATCAATGATTTTCCATTCGTCTTCAGTGTACCAATCTAGCAAATCGCTGGTATACATCCCCGACTTAACATTTTTCTGTACAATTTCATATAGGGGAGGAGGACCGTATGCACCATATACTTCTTTGCGTAACATAGACACACGTTGACGGCCAGCTACATATTGATAGTTAACATTGTTAATTTCCGGGTTTTCAGACTCGTCAATTAAATTAACCATAGCTTTAAGTAATAACTCATCTATGGTTTCGGTGCTCATTCCATCATGCAATTCTATTTGCGCTTTGATTTCTACCATTGATGGGCTAACTCCATCAATGCCTCTGCAGCCGTGGGCTACCTGTCTCTGTATTTTTGCGATATCTAACGGAACACGATGCCCGTTACGCTTGACCACTGTGATCATTAAGTAACCTCTTTTTCTTCTTCTAAGCTGATATTTATCTTGGGGCGCTAACTTCTATTAGATTTTCTAGTCTAAATGAATCAGGTACTTCGGGCAACGGAATTGGACCATTATCACTGTAGTTTATAACCCAGTTATCATCTATATACAATAGATTATACTGCCTTCTGCGGGCAGAGTCAACTAATGTTCTTAGTTCTATCTTACTACTTTGATATTTTTTTGTCAGTTTTAAAGTCCAGCCAATCATCAGTGCTTTGGTAAAATCATCGTACTTGTTTTCTTCAATGATTTCCCAGGGGCTTGGCCAGCTTTGTTGGTAGTATGGATCTACGTTTCTGTTGTGGGGAGTGAAAGGAGCTTGGTGCCAAAAATCCCATACCTCTTGTAAAGGATCATTTGCCTCGTCTAACTTTCTTCTATGATTCGCCCACTCTGTTAATCTACTATCTACAGTTTGGTTAAACATGTTTTCCTTACAGCATTAATTTGGTTTGAAGTTCTAATCTTATAACTGCGGTTGGTTGAGGATTGCTCAGGAACACTTCGACATATTTGTAGGTTGAGTCAGCAGTTAGTCCCCAATACATTCCTCCATCACTACCTGATGAATTATAATCGTCAATTAATTTTACTTGGTTAGGACTTGATCCACTAAAATCAAATCCCGGTCTAATATAAATTTGCAGTGTGCCGAATCGTTGAATATTATCCACAGTTTCGGCAGATAGTGCTGTGTATTTTAATTGCATGTATTGTGCGTAGCCAGTAATTGGCAATCTCATAATTGCAGTATCTGCAAATGCTGTTGCGGTTGCAGTGGTTACTGAATTAAGATCAATAGTAGCCCTACCATCTATCAATGGATAGTATGTATAGGTACTAGTTGTTCCTTTATATTGATTGTGGAATTTCTCTCTGCCAAAATAATCATTAACGCTGGCATTTCCTGGAGTTGCAAATCTTATAACAGATGTCCCAACAGTACTGGTGCCCTGTGTATTTCCTCGGTCACCAACTTTGACAAAAGAATTATTTTCGCTTACGTGGAAAGTAGGGCCTCCAACAAGATTAGGCCCTACAAAAATTCCTTGATTGTATATATCTTGGAATTTGTTGTTTAGAATTCTATTATAAGTTGGACCGTCAGTGGCCAACACATTAGTAGTTGTACTAAATGCAATACCAAATGTCGATGAAGTAAAACTAGAATTTTGAATAACAATATGATTTGTATCGTAATTTGATTTTACATCGTAGTATAAACCAGTAAATTGACAATTATCAATTAAAATATTTTCAGAAGTAAGCAATGCACTATAACCTCTTAAATCTATACCTACATACGATGGGTTAGAAGCAGGAGCTGTCCATGTATCACGTCCTTGAAATTTTACGTTTCTAATAACTGCATTGTCTACGCAATCTAAACTTATTAAACTTTGTGCCAGAAGAAGAGAAGTTGATGTGGAATGGCGCAGAGTCATTCCTTCAATGTGAATATTTTTTGGTTGTCCTGGACCTGTTATGGAAAAAGTTAAACTACTGGTACTGGTAGCATCGAATTCACCTTGGAAAGTGTTGGATGGTGAATATGGACTTTCGTTTCTTCGACCAGCATAGTCAACAGTTTGAAACACTCCGGTGCCGGTTGTAATAACTTCAAAGATTGTTTTGTCAATGCCTTCACCGACAATAACTGTATTTCTAGGAATCTTTACAGTCTCACCTATTTTATAAATGCCTGCAGGAACATATAATTTTTTATTATATAATGTATTTTCATATACTACATTATTCCATTCAACGTTCTTGTTTAAAAATAAATTATCTACAGCTATTTGTAATTGAATTGAACAGTCATTTATTTGTGTTCCCGTACTAGCAATGACTCCGAAGTCTGCGGCATTAACAAAATCATCTAGCTTGTCTTGTGTATATCGTATAACTTTTGCGGCAACAGTTGATGTTGATGTAATATCATCTGCACTATTAAGTTCCCATGTATAAAGAGAATTTAATGCGGCTGTTGAAACAAAATTAGTGAATAAGCGAGCATCATTTTCTGTTAAAACTCGTATATTAGTATCACGTGCGCCACCGTCTTCTCTTTTTAAACCAATATATAAATTTTCAGTGTCTTCCGCCCACGCAAATTCACCACCCGCAAGCTGCGGAATGCCTGTTTGATTTTCTTGTCCTCTTCGGACTTGTATTTTTGCTATCTCAATAACGGCCATGGAAATATCCCCTGTATGAGATATTTATGCGTTGAGATACTTACTTACTCAGAGCGTAGTACTCTTCTACCTTGCTTAACCACATATCCTGATATTTGTTAAAATCTTCAGGTTTTAGATCAAACTGCTGATATACTTCGCCGCCTACTTTGATGCTGTCATTGCCACGACTACACATAAAGATCACGCCTCGACGCATGTCAGTACCGTAAACTGCATTATGTGCCATAATGTAGGCCACTAGCTGTAGGTAGTAATCTTCTACCCATTCTGCTTTCTTGGGCTTGTTTGTTTGCTTGTGATCGCAGATAGCAGGTACGCCTTCATATACACCCACTAGGTCAGTAGTTCCACTATATAGACCTGGGAAGTATAAACTTTGTTCCATGGCCCATACTTCATCCATTTTGCTCAGTCCGTTAAGGATGATTTGATCTGCCATTGCATTGGCTTTGATGTGTACTGGATTGTTGCCAGGCTGTCTTGCCTCGCCGATTAAGAAGCGTTCTAAGTTGGCATGCATGGCTGTACCAACACCTGCGGCTTCTGTGGTAATCTGCTGTGCCTTTTCAACACCTATACGTTTCTTCCATTCGTTTAAGTGTGTCATATCTTTAGTAGCACCAAGGATAGTTGTTACACTAGGAAGACTTTCGCCATCTGGCGTTCTGTAAACACGCTTACGTGTAACAGGATCATTTACTTGGACGCAGTTTTTGTATTGGAATCGTTCAACGAACGGGGGAGGAGTAAAGGTTGTCATAAACTTAATTATAACAACCTCTTAGACTAATGTCAAATATTTGGCTTTAATTGCTTGGCATTGCTAGATGCCATTGCAGATACAGCAGGGCTAGCGCCTACCTCTGCAGGTTTTTCTTGATTTGGATTTTTTGTTTTAGTTTTTAGTATAACAGCGCCATCGTCTGTGATACTGTCAATTACATCGCCGGCTGGATCAACAGCGTTCTTTAATGCGATTAAACCATCTGGAGTACTAATACCTAGTCCAAATGGTCTAAGTAATTTCATTACAACAGCAAAAGGCAAAGTAGAACTTTGCCCTTCTCTGTTTGCTTGTCCTTGGAGAACTGCTAGAACATCTCTAGCACTTCCCAAGTCTACTTCTAGTAATCTCATTTAGCTAATTTGCTTAGAATAGAATGGCTTTCAGCTAGCTTGCGGGCAAACCTGCTTTCGCGCATTTCACGTCCAGTTGTACCCATGCCTGCGGCTGCATCACTGGCGCCAAACTCATCAGCTGGAGGATTCATTTCGTCAGGTGCTGCCATGTCCATGCCATCTGCTGGCGGCATACCTGCGTCCATACCAGGCTCCATGCCCATTCCCATATCTGGAGTAGCCTCACCTGCTAGTACAGCAACAGCATTAGATACTGCTTCACGTTGTTGTGTTAGTACTTCTAGTGTAGCACTCAGTGCTGGGCCAACTGCTTGTTTAAAAGTTTCTGCTTCTGCTGCTCCGAAGTCCGCTTTGATAGCATCTGCAAGTTCGATCATTGTTTTAGTCTGATACTGACCAACACGTTGCATCCATGATGTGTAATCATTGACCATGTCGCCGGCAGCGGTAATAGCCTTGGCTTTACCTTCTTCATCTTCGCTTAATAGGAAGCCAAGACTTTCGTTGACAAACCTAACATTGTGTTTGAAGTTGCGATTAGATTCTTTTAATCTACCATCTTTTTCTGCACTTTTTAACATAGCAATACGATCTCCGTATCCTGCTACACCTGACTTAATATCTTTGGCAGCTTTCTTTTCACCTGCTGTTGGATTCTTAACATGCTTCATTGTGGTAGCGGATTGATGGCTTGCTTCTTTAACTTCATCACCAGTGCCGTCATCTTTGTCGGCACCACGGTTGCTGCTATGCTTGGTAACATTACCTTTCCATGCTGGAAGTTTAATGTCATTTGCTTTTGCTGCTTTCTTTTCTGCAGATGATTTAGCAGACTTAGATGGCTTAGCAGGTTCGTCTTGTGTCTTACCGTCCCACTTGTTACCGTAACCTTTGGAACCTGCCTTATGTACAGACCCACTGGCTGTCTTTGTAACTTCACCACCTGATGAAGTCTTTTTCTTGTCGCCGGTCTTCATACCTGCTGTTCCTTTTTCATTGTGTGCTTTCTTAGCATCGTCAACAGTTGGGAAGCCTTCTTTGACTTTCTTGTCAGCAACGGCTTTCTTCATTGGCTCTTTCTTGTTGCCATCTTTGTCCATGTCTAGGAAGTCTGGCTTAGATCCTTTACCTTCTTCAAATGGCTTGCCTGACTTGGCAGCGGCTTTAGCACGGCTACCCCAGACTTCGTCTTTTGGAGTTTCAACTTTTCCGTCGCCATCGTAGTCTTTGCCAGCAGTTCCCTTAGCATGGATTTTATACTTGGGTGCTTTAACACCTTTCTTAGCTTCGCTAAGTTCTATCATTTTGTCTTTTAATTGTTTTAAGTTTTCGCCTAGCATTTCTTTGATCCTTGTGTTTAGCAAGGCCAGCATTGCCTTGTCTTTTTGGTATGTTTCGTTGGTTAGCAAATCATTAATACCTGCCTTGCCTTCCTGGTGGAAAACTTTGGTACGCAGTTTATTTCGCATATCTTCTAGTTGTTCTCTAGAATACTTAGTCAAGTTGACGTTAACGCCAAACATTTTGTTCATATTCTCTTTTAGTTGAGAACTTGTAGGTTTATTTCTAAAATCGCTGGTCTTCATAGTTGTTCCAAAAGAATGATTAAACTTATTTAGCTGAAACTCATCAGTTTGTAAAAACCCGTGAATATAGTTTTTCTATGCTGTTCTTTCCTGTGTTTAGCTATTTTAAATTTAGTAAACATTATATCTGCCCGATCTAAATTATTAGATTTTATACTACGTTCTGCCAGTGTTAAATGCAGTTCTTCTTCAAATAAGGCGTGTCCGTATCTGCGGTCAGCATCTAATAATTCATCATCTAAATACCTACCCAGTGCAAGCCTGTTAGCCAGCATGGCAGCAGTTTGTGGTAAATTTATAAATTCAACAACTGCTTCGTTGCTATAGTTTAAAATACTATAGAAACCAGTTTTGTTTCTTTTAATTGTATAATAGCCCAACCGTATTGAACCATCGGGTGTTTTAGTGGGAACGATAATCCCCTGGCGTTTTAACTGTTCTTTAACCTCAAGGCCAAGTTGCTTAAATTTCTTGTAGATATCATCAGGAGTTTGTTTCATTTATATTCTTTATCAGTGTTCGGCTATCATTACTTATTGTGTATATGCCCTTCCTGACAAGGTTCTGAGCCAGCCACTGATCGTGTTCGCTGAGACTATTAATGGAAACTTTGGTACTGTGGCTTTCGATGAACTGTTGTTCTTGATTAGTTATAGCGATACTGGTACCCGAAAGTAATTGTGCTATTTTCATATTAAACTCCCGGAACTGGAGCACCTGCTGCCGGAGGAGCAGTAGGGTTACCTTCAGGTTTGTTACTCATAATTGTTTTCATTAGTCCTGCCATCTGTGTGGGCAAGCCCGGTTTGGCAATAGTAGCTTTGGCATAATCGCCTAGTACTTTTTCTTGATCAGGAGTTAGTTGTTGTTTTTGCTGTATGGCTGTAAACGCTTTGAGAAAGTCATCTGTGCTGTTTACATTAATTTGATTTTGTTTTAACAGTTGATCTAGTTGCTTACTGTTAGGATCTGCTTGCTGTTGACCTGGAGCAGAAGTTCCCGGCTTTTGTGCTGTACTCTGCACTGGCTGGTTTGTGGGCATTGTAGAGGAACCTGTAGTTCCTATAGGGCCTTGTTCTGATATAAGGTCTGAGATACGCATTATTTTATAAGTGTTAAAATGGTGTCAGCATGTGCAGATGCCCAGCTCACTACCACAGCACCACCGGCGATCATATAAACCCACTTTTGCTTCCACTTCTCTAATTCTGAGATCTTAGTTGCAAGTTCACTGTGTTGATTACATGACGCTGAATACATTTCGTCTAATTTACCTATTAGACTATCTCTAGTTTTATCAAGGCAGTCATGCATATCTTTAACATCTACCTTGAGGTCGTCAAGTTTTCCGTTCAAATTCTCAACCTTAGTTTCAACTATACCAAGTCGTTCTACTGTAGTGGCCATTTAGGCTATCTCCTTATGATTGTAATACTTACTAACGGGCCTTAAATAGTGCCTTGGAGTGCCTTGATGATTGTGTTTTTATTTCCTGGATCTTTTAATTCAAAGATCGGCTTGACTATATTTATAGTTTCTGTTAATTTTTGGAT